CACTGTAAAAGAAATGAAGCGAAGTGAATTAAAAGGATATAATAAGACAAGCGGATGGTATATTGATTGGTCAAAGGTTCCGCGCGGTAAAACTATAAAAGCTATATTTGCAGAAGGCAATAATGAAATCCAAGGACTCATTGCGTATGAGGAACTTTCTGATCATTCGACCATAAATATTCATTGGACAGTTGCTAATCCTAAAAGCAATGGTAATCTCACTAAAAATAAAGAGTACAGAGGAATTGGTGCACATTTGTTTGCTATTGCAGCAAAAGCTTCAATAGAATGTGGCTATGATGGATTTGTGGAATCTAAAGCTGCAAATAGTAGATTATTGGAACATTATGTAAATGAGTTTGGCGCTATTCCATTGGGTGGATATCGTTTTTGTTTAGATGATATAGCTGCAAAAGAATTATTAGAAAAATGCAATTGGAGGGAAGAATGATGAAAAAAGAATTTGAACCGATACCGGATCCTACACCTGAGCAAGGTTTTGAAGGTTTATACGCTGGGACTATAGAAAATGGTTCAGAGTATGAGCCGGGAGAATATTTTTATGATTTGCGTGGTTTGTCAAAGTATTTACGAAAAAATCATCTAAGTCGTCCAACCGAAGAAATACTATTAATGTTTAGAAAGTAGAATTTATTTAAACGGTTCTGAGGAACCGTTTTTATTTTACTCTGAAAGGAGGTATTTAATGTCTGAAGGACTGCGACCGCACAGACACTGTTATTTTGAAGTAGAATCAAAAAGATACTTTGATAAAAACAGAGGCTGTGCAATCAGAAAAACGCACTATGAGTGCATGATATGCGGTCATGAGTTCTATGAAACAGTAGAACTTTCTCATGATCCACCGCAATACAAGAATAAAAACAATGTATTAAACAGAAATAGAAACAGAGGCTAGACGTAGGCTCTTTTTATTTTGCCCTGAACACGGCATTTAAAAGGTTTAAAAATTCATCCAGCATGATGTTAAAACTGCGACCGCACTAGAAGACACTAGATTTAAAAACGTAGCGGAGAGAGGTATTACATGGATTTTCTTGAGGATATTCTAGGCACTGAGTTATTTGAACAGGTGGCTAATGCAGTAAATGCATATAACGGCAATGAAGCGAATAAGGATAAACAGATTAAGATTGCAAATCTAGCAAGTGGTAAATACGTTGATAAAGGCAAATATACGGCCCTTGAGGAATTATTAAATAAGAAAGATACCGATTTAACGGACGCTCAGAAACTTATTGAAGGTCTAAAAGAATCGGCCGGAAAAGGCGAAGATATGGCTGCTAAGATTACAGAATTTGAGACAACTATCAGAAATCAGCAGGAAGAACTAAAAAAAGCAAAGACAGAGTCAGCATTAAAGATTGAACTTCTTTCGGCTGGTGCTAAGGCTGACGACATTGATTATTTACTTTTTAAATTAGGTAATGACAGTGATTTTAAGGCTGAACTTGACGAAAATGGCAAGTTAAAAGGCATTGATGAAAAAATGAAGAATTTAAAGACTATTTATCCTAATCAGTTTGAAGCCGAAACATCTAAGAAAATTGATGAAAATAACTTACCAGGTGGCAAAACCGACGATACTCCTGAACCAACCACTTTGACAGGAGCAATCAGAAACAGATATGAAAATAAAGAATAAAGAGAGGATTAATATATGCCAATTTTATTAAAAGACATGAAAGTTGGAATGCATGACAAAGTCGCTGAACAGGTAGTTGACTCATTTATCAGACATTCCGAAGTATTAGAATTATTACCATTCGATAATGCAGTATCACCAAGTGGAGGCTCTACATTAACATATGGATATGTACAGACTAAATTGCCTTCTAACACTGCATTCCGTGCTTTAAATACTGAATATGCTTCTAGCGAAGCAAAATTAGAACAGAAAGCCGTTAACTTAAAGGTATTCGGTGGTGCTTTCGAAATTGACCGTGTTATTAAGGATGCAGAAGGCATGTACGATAACATGGCATACCAGATTGATGAAAAGGTCATCTCAGCAATTGGAACATTCCACAATGCTATGATCAATGGAGATTCAGCAACTAACTCTGAAACCTTTGACGGTTTAGACAAGTTCTTAGTTGGTCAGACAACAGAATTTAACACAGGCGCTTACTATGACTTATCAACAATGGCTAAGCTAGAAGAAAATGCCAGTGTATTCTATGAAGCATTAATCAAATTAATCAATAGAACAGGCGCAGATGCTTTATTTGTAAATGAAGATATGAAGTCTAAAATTCAGACTGTCGCTAGAGTATTAGGATATAAGACAGAAAGCGAAGAAGCTTTCGGCCGTGTCGTTACTACTATTGGAGAAAATAAAGTAAGATTAATTGATTTAGGAGACGTTGTAACTGCTTCAGGAGAAACAGCTGTTGAAACTCCTATCATCGGATTAAAGACTAGAAAAGTTGGTTCTGAAGCAAGTGTGACAGGATTAACAGATATCTATGCTGTTAAGTTCGATGTAAAGAAAGGCTTCCATGGTGTTACTTTAACAGGATCTAGTGGAGTAAATACTTATTTACCTGACTTCAACACTCCAGGAGCAGTTAAGAAGGGTGAAGTTGAAATGGTTGCCTGTGTTGCCTTAAAGAATACAAAAGGCGCTGGAGTATTAAGAAACGTTAAAATCTTATAGGAGGCATGACTATGGATAAAAAGAAACATTATGAAGTGAAGACACCTATTGAAGATTACTGCGGCATCGGTGCTGCAGGTGTTCAGTTTGCTTATGGCAAGGCTGAGGTATATGACGAATGGGTGGCACAGTGGTTCAAAGAACATGGATACACTGTAGAAGAAGTGAAAGAAGAAACTGAGGCAGTTTCAGAAGCACCAAAAACAGAAGCCAAGCCAAAAGGCAATGCTAAAAAATAAGAAAAGAGGTGATTTTCTATGATCATGACAATTGAAGAGTTCAGGCTTTTGAATGATACAGATGACTCTGATGGAATCATCAAGATGAAATTAGAAGCCTTAGAATTGATGATTAGAAAATACACTAATAATAATTTCCAGATGCGCAATTTTAGAACGACCGCCAATATAAAAGACGGTCGTTTTTCTTTTAATGGCCCTCAATATTTTAAGGTTGGTGACACTGTACAGGTATCTAATTCATCTTTTAATGATGCTTTATATACTGTGACAGAAGCAAATGAGCATAACTTTGTGGTTGACAAGCCTGTCAATAATGAGGCTCGTGTCTTATGCACTAAAGTAGAATATCCTGCCGACATTAAAATGGGTATCATCAACCTCATGAAATGGGATAAAGAGAATAGAAGCAAGGTCGGAGTACAGTCAGAAACGATTTCTAGACACTCTGTGACCTATTTCAATATGGATGGGGATAATTCATCTCTTGGCTATCCAAAGTCTCTCACAGGGTTTCTAAAGCCTTATATGAAAGCGAGATTCTAAGTATGATAGGTGGAAACATTACAGCAACTCTTCAAAAGTGCATCTATTCATTCAATGAAATTGGTGAGCCTATTGAAAATTATGCGGAATCAATCTCTTTGTTTGGTTTCTTAGACCTGTCAAGTGGCGACAGTCATTACACTAACTTTAACGCAAAGGTACAGGAGTCAACCCACATTTTCATTTGTGATTATAAGGACTTAAAAGGCTATAAGGCTGATAACTCAAGACTGATTGTAAATGATGAAGTCTATGATGTAACTCTTATTGATGATCCGATGAATTTGCATCAACACTTAGAGATATATCTACAGTACAAAGGAGCACAAGATGAGCGTACAGTTTGAAGATAACTCAATGTTTATAATCGACGAAATTGAGAATGCAGCTTTGAAGTTTCTTGAAGAAGCGAGCGGAGAACTTGAGTCACAAGTTAAAAGAAACACCAGAGTGGACACTGGTCAGTTAAAAAACTCGTGGGAGCACGTGGTAGATGCTGACAATATGATTGGGATTGTTGGATCAGCAGAAGAGAATGCTATATGGGAAGAGTTCGGAACAGGTGAATATGCGTTAAAAGGAAACGGCCGAAAAACCAAGTGGAAGTATAAGCATCCTAAATACGGATGGGTTACTACTACAGGAAAAGCACCATCAAGAGCGCTCGAGAAAGCCAAGAACTCCTCTAAGAAAAAGATTCAAGCAAGAGCCGAGGAAATCTTTGGAGATATTGGAAAATGACACCAGAAGGCTTGAAATTTATTTCTAAGACATTAAAACCACTTATTAACTATCACTTTCTCTGTTACAAGACTGATAAGGTTGAATATCCTTATTGGGTTGGCGAGTACTTAGAAAATGAATACAGTGCAGAGACCAATTATCAAGAAACCACCTTTATTCTTACAGGTGTCACAAGAGGCAGTTATTTAGAACTAGAAAAGCAAAAGGAAATTATTAAAAAGGCTCTCAAGGATAAGAGAGCCATCTTACCGAGCGGAACAGGCATAGCAGTACATTATGACTATTCAATGCCGATTCGTGTAGACGATATAGAATTGCAGAAAATACAGATTAATTTAACAATCCAAGAATGGGAGGTATAAATATATGGCGAATGAAATCATTCCTTCAAGTGGGATTACAGCTAAAACACCTGAAAACATTATGTTAGGTGCTGGAACTATTCATAAAGGCTTGAAATATGAGGGTGGTAAATGGAACTTTGTAGAATCATTATTTTGTGCTACATCAGGCGGTGGTTCAGTAAGTTTTTCTCCCGAATTATTAGACTTAGATATTGATGGAGCAACAGTCAAATTCGTTGGTGGCACTCTAAAAGTCGGAGAAAGCGCCAAGATGAAATTTAAAATGGCAGAGATTACTCCTGATTTTATCAAAAAGTCTATCTTTGCTAAAGAAGCGGAAAACAGCACGGCAACAGGATATACAGAATTAGTGTCTAAGCCACAGATTGAGATAGGTGACTATTATGAACATCTAGCGTATGTCGGAAAGAAGATTGATGGAACTCCAATCATCGTTATTTTTGATAAGGCACTATGCACATCAGGACTTTCTGTTGAAGGCGAAAATAAAAAGATGGTAGTACCTGAGGCTGAATTTGAATGCTATGCAGAATTAGAACAGGCTGATAAGAATGTACTACCTTATCACATCTATTATCCTAGCGCCGTAGCTGCATAACTAAAATAAGAATTGAGAGGAGTTATTTATGGAATATAAATTAAGAAAATTAAAAGCAACAGATGCATTTTTAATCATTAAACTAATTAATAAGTTTGGCATTATGGAATTTAAGAAATGCTTTAATGCAAACGAGATTGCTAAACTAGCAGAAAACAAGGAAGGACTATCAAAAGAGGAACTAACTGAAAAAGTTGGCTTTAATATTATTCTTTCATGTTGTGCAGTTATTTTTGAAAACATTGGAAAATGTGAAAATGAAGTTTTTGAATTCTTATCAGCCGTAAGCAATCTAAATAGAAAACAGGTTGAATGCTTATCACTTGCAGAACTTGCACAGATGATTATTGAAATCTTTCAAAAAGATGAATTCAAAGATTTTTACAAGGTTGTTTCTGGATTGCTGAAATAGGAGAAGTCGGCTTCATGGATTTGGTTTATAAGAGATATTCCAACCCCATGGAGTTGATTGATAACATGATCTCTTTTTCTAATTTTTCAGAGTTTATTTTCGAGCTTGCTGACAATGTGTCAGAAGAGAAGTTATACGACATTTGGAAATCAAAAGTTTATGACAAGTCATTTGCTGACTTTAAAAATGAAATGATGGCTAAGTGGAAGAAAAACACAGGAATTGAAACATCTGAAACAATGACAGATGAAGAGATGGAAACAACTATAAATGACTCCTATGAAATTCTTAACAATTTTAATCCTAATCTTTAAGAAAAAAGAGAGGGGGAAATAAATGTTAGAATTATTTAAACTCTTTGGCATCATCGGATTGAAAGGCGTTGATAAGACAAAGAAGGATTTAAAAGATACAACTAACACAGCAAAAGATGAATCCAGCAAACTAGAAAAGCACGTTAGCAAAATAGGAGAACTCGCTCCTAAGATTGGAAAATTAGCAGTTAAGGGAGTTGCTGCAGCAGGTGCTGCAATAGGTACTATTACTAAGTTCGCTGTATCTTCTTATTCGGAGTATGAGCAGTTAGCTGGTGGTGTCGAAACCTTATTTGGTGCTCAGGGCATGAGCCTAAAGAAGTACGCTAAATCAATCGGCGAGACTGTCGGACAAGCGAAAGGAAAATATGATCAGTTAATACAGGCGCAGACAGAAGTCATGAATAATGCGAAAATTGCATATAAGACAGCTGGAATGAGTGCGAATGATTATATGAACACCATTACTTCTTTTGCTGCAGCATTAAAGCAATCAACAGCCAATGAGACAGAAGCGGCTAAGGTTGCTAATATGGCTGTTATTGATATGGCTGATAATGCGAATAAGATGGGTACCAACATGGAAGATATCCAAAACGCTTATCAGGGGTTCTCAAAGCAGAACTACACAATGTTGGATTAACAAAATAGTTCAACTAAAACCTCGTGAAAACGGTGGAACTCTTAGAAAAGACAATACCGTGCCAAGACTAGAAATAGTAAGGTGTAACGACTATCGAAAGCACATAATAAATGTTATGAAAGTGAGTAGAGTACAATCAAGTGATTGGAAGTGCGAGGGAACGATTATATCGTTCAAGAGATAGTCTACTCTTTATAGTGATATAAAGCAGTTCATAAGAGAACGATGTAAGATTAACGACCTTATGTGAATATAAAGGAACTTAAAATTGGGATACGGCGGTACTAAGTCGGAAATGGAGCGACTTTTACAAGATGCTGAAAAACTGACAGGTATACATTATGATATTAATAATTTAAGTGATGTATACAAAGCAATTAACGCTATTCAAGGCAAACTCGGAATAACTGGTACTACTGGCGAAGAAGCGATGAAAACCATCGACGGCGCGATGAAGATGACTAAAGCGTCATGGGATAACCTTTTAACAGGTCTAGCAGACCCTAAACAGGCAGTCGGACCGCTTATTAGTGAATTTACTAATAGTTTGGGAATTCTTGCCAAAAATGTGACTCCAAAAATCAAAGAGGTATTTAATGCGCTTCCTGATGCATTGATACAGATAACTCCGCAATTAATGAATACGATCATTGATTTAGCACCATCATTAATTCTTGCAGCTATTAATTTAGTGGCTGGGCTAATCGGTGCGCTCCCAGGAATATTAGAACCGATTTTTTCAGAATTAACAGATATATTCAATAAGATTCCTCAATTCTTGAAAGGAAATGCGAATATAGTAGATGGTTTCCTAAAATCTATTAACAGCGGGAAGCCTTCAATAGCTGCAAAAGGAATAGAGATGATAACGGCGCTTATTAACGCTATTATAAATAGTCTTCCTATTATTATTCAGATAGGTGCGAAAATAATCGACAGTTTAGGAAGTTCTATATCTTCAAATATGCCTTCGTTCTTGTCGAGATTTCTTGATATTCTAATTCAGCTATCACAGATGATATTAACTAATCTTCCCATCTTAGTAGGTGTCGGAATGAAATTAATCTTTTCTTTAGTTCAAGGGTTAATGAGTTCACTTCCTACTTTAATATCTAAAGTGCCTACTATCATAGCGAACCTAGCAGATGCATTTTCTAACAGTGCACAGACTATTTTTGTGTGGGGTGTGAAAATCATTGCTGAAATCATCAAGGGCCTTGTAATGGCTATTCCTTCATTAATTGCTAACATCCCTACAATTATCTATGCCATTTTTGCTGTGTGGAATGCTATCAATTGGTGGAACTTAGGAAAAGGGCTTATCAGTGGAATCGCTAAAGGTATCAGCGGTATGGGTGGCTCGCTTGTCAACACGGCAAAGAACTTATTTAACAGTCTAAAAAGTCATGTATCAAGCATTTTCAACAACATCAAGAATGTAATTCAAAGTCCTATTTTTAGCGCTAAGACTAAAGTATTGGCGATTATAGGAGAACTGCAGAACGGTGTTAGAGTTGGGTTTAATTTTATCAAGTCACATGCCTCAAGTGTGTGGAATGGTATCAAGAGTGCCATCATGTCACCAATGAGCACTGCAGCCAACTTTGTAAAAGCTATTATCAATAAGATTAAAGGATTCTTTAATTTTAAGATTTCTTGGCCTCACATCCCTTTGCCTCACTTTAATATCAAACCTAACGGCTGGAACGTTGGGGATTTATTAAAGGGGAAAATCCCATCACTAGGTGTTAAATGGTATGCGCAAGCGATGGATAACCCAATGATTTTGGACGCTCCAACTATCTTTGGAATGTCTAATGGTCAGATGCTCGGTGCTGGAGAAGCAGGCGCTGAAGTTGTAGCTGGTAGAGATACATTAATGAAGATGATTAATCAGGCATCTAACAATAGAGCTGATGAAATCCTAGAAGCATTGCATAGAATCATCGCTTTATTATCTGATGAAGATAGAATGCACGATATTATCGTAAAAGCTTTAAATGACGGCTCTTTCGTTGTTATGTTAGATGGCAGAGAAGTAGGAAGGATTGTGAGAAAATATGCTGGATAAAATTAAACATACAAATTCAACAATGAAACACTAGACTTTACTTCTCTTGGTATCTTTGCAAATTATAGTGATTTACGTGATTTTGAGTGGAGCGTTAAAACGAATAACAATAGGATTACAGGATTTTATAAAGGAGTTGTCACTAAGACAATTCCTTTTGTCTTACTTGTTGATCAGCAGAAAGCCAAGGAGATTAAAAACCAATTTTATGAGCATTTCGAAATAGATGTACTTCAAAAAAAGAAAGGATATTTTGAAATTAATGGTTATAAATATTATTGCTATGCAATCAAGTCCACTAAAAGCAAATATCTAATTGATAAGAGACTCTTATATTTAAGTGTTGAAATCACTACAGACGACTCTTATTGGATAAGAGAGACAACATATACAGCTGACTTCACTTCCAGCAGTTCGAGAACAGTCACAAAATATCCTTTCACGTATCCTTTTACGTATTCAGTCCCAAAAACAGTAAATGTTGTAAATGATTCATTTACTGATACGGACATGATTATGCGAATCTATGGAAGATGCACGAATCCTATCATCAATATCAGTGATAACACTTATCAGTTATATGTGACTTTAAATGCTGAAGAATATGCAGAGATTGACACATTCAAAAAGACTATTACAAAGTATTCTTCTAATGGTGTGCAGTCCAATATATTCAACAGCCGTAACAAGTCATATGATGCTTTTAAGAAGATACCTCAAGGCTCATTTGACATTACAACTGTAGGTGTTGAGAAGGTTGACATAGTCTTGATTGAAAGAAGGGGTGAGCCTAAATGGGGTTAGAATACATCTATACAGATGCTAGCTATAACGAATTAGGATACCTCACTCATTTTGATGCTGACATCGAGATAGGAAAGTATGATGTATCTAAGAATGATTTTGAATTAACTTTGTCACTAGAAGATAGAGACCCATTATTTACGATTGGGTCTCTTTTTTACAAAGAGAATACAGAAATTGGTGGAGTAATCCAACGATTAAAGATTAATACATCAGACAATACCATCACTATGATTGGAGTAACTTTTAGAGGATTACTGGAAAAGGAATATGTACAGCCTCCAGCAGGAAGCGCGTATTTAACTTTAAATGGTGAAGCTAACACATGTATCAATACTATTATTGGTGACAGGTTCGATGGTCTCTATACTGTCGATAATATAGGCGCTAGTAATATCAATGTTAAATATGATGTGCGTGATATCAATCTCTTACAGGCACTAGAGAAGGCGCTAGGCGCTAGTAATGCGAGACTATGTATCAAACATCAGATAGATGGGAAAGTCCATCTATATGCTGAAAAAATCAACGATTTGAGCGACACGCTACAGTATGACAATGACTATCAGATAGATATGACCGTTAAGACTGAATCAAAGCCATACAATCATATTTTATGTTTGGGAAAAGGTGAACTCCTGAATAGATTAAGAATTAACTTGTATCTACAGTCTGATGGATCATGGTCAGAATCCAATGAGACTTATGCAGGGCTCAACAGGAAGACATACAAACATGAGGATGTAAATGTTGAAAAACGTGATGAATTAATCAAGAATGCGACCGAGAAGGTAGCAGAAGCAAACGAGAGCGATACGCTGGAAATCTCTTTTGACGCTGATGATGCAGAACTCTTTGACATTGTCGGAGCAAAAGAAAATATAACAGGCATATCTTTTAAAGAGCCTATAACTCAAAAAATAATCAAGATTAGTGATGATGATCTTTCAATTTCTTATAAGGTAGGTGATGCGAAGTGATAAAGAACATTAATATTACAGATGCTGAAGTCAGTGCCGAACTACATGGCTATATGTATCTAGCGTTATATGACTTTCAGGGCATTTTACACGCAGGAAGCAGAATGACGGCTGAAATTGTTTCCAACAATGAAATCAAGATTAATGACGGCATCCTGTGCAACTATGGCCGTTTTATGAGAATCGTTGGGAGCGAAACGGTACGCATTGAAAATGGTATAAGTGGAGTGAAGAGAACTGACTTGATTGTAGCAAGATTTACAACCACAGGCACAAAAGAGACTCATACTCTTACAGTTATTAAAGGGTCAGCAGGTGGAGCAGAACCATCATACAATCAGACCGACATATACAGCGGTACAGGCACAAGAGACTTAGTATTATATGCGGTGCATCTAGATGGATTAAATATCACATCTGTTGAACGTAAATGTCAGGAATATATGAGTATGAGAGAACTTATTAATAAGGTAAATACACAAGAAAGCGGAACAAAATTCTATGGGCATGATGTTCTCGATGTCAAGAATGGTATTACGTTAGAGGCTAAATGGAATGACACTATTGTGGAATTCTACTGGTATGGAAATCTATCAAATGACTGGCATATGACGGCCGCAGTTGATGGAGAAAAATTCGGAAACGATTCTACAATGAAAAATGTTCTTAAAACACATACAGCTTTCATGTTTGATATTTCTGTTAGTCCAGATTATCCAATCTGGTTTAAATATTCCAGAACCAAGAATGGTTTCTGTGTATTCTCTATGAAGACTTGCACTGTTCCTAAAGGAACATGGCTTTCAGGTAGCCACATGATGCTCAGATAGGAGGTGATGCATATGATTAGAGGTACATCACCAACAATAACATGTGAGTTTCCTTTTGATATATCTACACTTTCTTACGCTTATTTCACGATTGCTCAAAACGAGCGAATTATGCTCAATAAAAAAATTGAATGTGAAGGGCTTGAAGGAAGACAGATAAAAATACACCTTACACAGGAAGAAACTCTTAAATTAAAAGAGAATCTACAGGCAGAAGCACAGGTGAGAGGAATTACAAGAGATGGTGAAGCTATCGCATCAGATATCATTAAAATATATGTTGATAAGATCTTAAAAGATGGAGTGATCTGATGTGCAATTTAGGTCTAATGATATTCGATTCAGGTTAAAATTTCATACTAATGATGCATCTTTTAAATTTAAAGTTCATGATATGGAAAACGGCTTCAAATTCCATTATGATGATTTTTTTGAAGTTGACAAAAGTTATGATGCTTATTTAGGAGAGTATGAGGTTGTTCCAGCAATCAAAAAACAACAACTAGATACTAAAGATAAGTTAATGAAAAAAGATGTGGTTATTAGCGCAATCCCCTTCTTCGAGACTAGCAACGATGAAGGGGGCAATACAGTATACATAGGAAAGGAATTATAACATGGCAGAAAAACATATAAATAAGGTCGTTTATGGCGGCAAGACATTAATCGACTTGACAGGTGATACTGCGACAGCAGACAAAGTATTGAAGGATTTAACTTTTCACGACAAGACAGGTGCCACAGTCACTGGTACTTGTACATTTGACGTAGATTCGGGTGATGCAACTGTAGCAGTTGCTGAAATGCTTGCTGGAAAGACTGCATATGCTAGAGGTACTAAATTAACAGGTACTATGAAGAACAATGGTTCTGTTAAAGGAAGCATCACAACCAAGGCACAGGTATACACGATTCCTCAGGGGTTCCACGATGGTTCTGGTAATGTTCAGATTGCTACTGCTGAACAGGCTAAACTTATTCCTACGAATATTCGTGATGGAGTAACAATCCTAGGTATCAAAGGTACTATGTCGGGTACAGAAGGTGCTAAACCTCAGCAGAAGACAGTGACACCTAGTACAACTGCGCAGACAATCATGCCTGATACAGGATATAACTATTTATCACAGGTTACTGTTAATCCGATTCCATACGCAGAAAGTGAGAACTCTGCTGGCGGAACTACAGTAACAATCGCATAGGAGTGTTTATATGAGCATCAACAAGGTCATATATAACGGCAAGACATTGATTGATATATCAGACAGTACAGTAACTGATGATAACATTGAAGAAGGGTTGATTGCCTATTCAGGCGACGGGAAAAGGGTGGTAGGAACTAAGATGAATCTAGAAAACAGAAGCAAAAGAAAACTGATTTTCATTGGTGACAGTTATGGAGATGGTTATACTCCTGATGGAAATGCCACAGGATGGTGTGACAGACTTAAGAATAAATTAGTGAATTGCCACTTCTCTGCAGACAACATCTATATCAATCATAAAGGTGGTGCATCCTTTTCTAATCCATCCAATAACTATCTGACTCTTCTTAAAGGTGTTCAGGTGAGCAATAAAAAGATGGTAACAGATGTGCTGATTGGTGGTGGCTATAACGAACTGGCATATGGAGATAAAGCAGACACTGTTAAATCCAACATTGATACACTGATATCATATGTACAGAGTACATATCCAAATGCAGTTGTTCACTTTGCGCCTTTTGGGGTTGCATTCAAAGATAGGAATAATCAGTTTAAATTAAGATATAAATTGATGCCTGCATACACATCAAAAGCGTGCTATACAAATCAGCCTTTTATGTTAGTACCGGGTGCCGAAAACATCCTGTCTTTTGAAAATATGATGAGTTCGGATGGAATCCATCCGAATGATTGGGGGCTAGAAAACATTGCCGAGTATCTAAAGGGGTATATTCTAGGTACAGGTAGCAGTGCCATGGATAAGAGACAGTTGAGCGTAAGTTTAAATGGAGGTACATTTACTGGAACTATGTACGGGCAGTCTCTAGGCGATATAAATATATATCGTATTATGTTTAATTCATCGGTTAAGAATCTTAACTCCAATGGAGTAAATGGATTTAAATTGTATAGTCCTCGTATTGGTGATGCTTTCCCTTGGCGTGCTCCTAACATGGGATATACAGACGCCAATGCAATCATACAAGCTAACGGTGGATTCTTTGACGTTCCTGTCAAATTCAACGTTACTAACAATAATGAATTATATATGCAATTTAAACAGTGTAACTCTGCTCACAACAATTATCAGAGTTATTCGAACATCACTCAGATTCAGCTAGATGCATGGATCATTGCAGAAAATATGTAAATAAAGAGGTAATAAAATGAAATTATACGACACATCATTAAAATATATGGACACTCTTAATGCAGTAGGGGGCACTATTGTAGCAGTGTTAACCGCTGCATTAGGCACACATTGGTTTTTATTTGTTGGTTTTTTAGTCTTGAATATTATCGACTATATTACAGGAGTTAGAAAATCAAGACTGACAGGCAAAGACAACAGCGCCAAGGGAGTGCGTGGTGTATGGAAAAAGTTAGGGTACTGGTTAATGGTACTCGTTGCTTTTCTCGCATCAGCGATTTTTATTGAGATTGGTCAGTCAATCAATGTTGATCTAACAATTACTACATATGTTGGATGGTTTACTTTAGCCTCACTTATCATCAACGAGTTACGCAGCATTATCGAAAACTTTGTGGAAGCAGGCGACAATGTACCATCTGTTTTAACAAAGGGCTTAGAAGTGGCAGAAAATGCCATTAAAAAAGGAGAAGAATAATGGGCAACGATGAATTTTTAAAGATTGCAGTTGAAGAAGTAAGAAGATACACAAATGAGCATCTAGAAGATCCACAGGGTTATGATGTATATGTTGTGTGGATATGCAAGACACTTCAGAATAACAAGGCTCTTTTGTCAACTACTCTGCCAGACGGTATGTATTTTGAAGTGACTTATAATGGAGACAAAAAAGAATTATACTTTGATGCCTACCATAAATTAGAAAATAGATGCATTAAAGCGGAGGGATAAACATGGCAAGTTATTTTAATCTTGTATTAGATACACTCGCTCCCCAGGGATTGACTGTCAAACTAAACAATGGATCACAATACACTACATCTAAGAATGTTACTTTAAGCATCTCAGTATCTGATACATCCACATCAGGATATCAGATGAAGGTTTGGGGGATTGATGGAGCATCATCTGAAGATAGTGCTTCATGGGAGACTTTTGCGTCAACAAAAAGTATTGCACTTTCAACAGGTGACGGACTCAAGACTGTATACGTAAAAGTACGTGATGATGTCTGCAATGAGACTGCTGCTGCATCTGCTACCATCACATTAGATACTTCAGTACCAGCCGTCACTATCATTGGACCGGATGTCTCAAGAATCTCTAAGACAGCACCTAAAAACGTGGCTACATTCAGCTTCACTTCAGATGTTGCATTCACAGAATATAAGATTAAGGTTGTGCCATCTAAATCATCATTACATGATGCTGGTACATTAATCGGAACTGCAAATGGGTCTACTAACATGACTGCAACAGGTACATTTAAGGCTAGCACAGCAATCTCTTGCAAAGTGTATGGTAAAGATCTTGAAGCAGCTTCAAGTGGTGATGGTGAGAAGATCATCAAGGTATTCGTGAAGAATGCACACGGCACTTGGTCAGTAGCATAATACTATGACACAGGAATATACAGTAACAGCAGAAGCCACAATGCCTAATATTCATATTTCGGGCAGTGGGCACAACAAAGAGAAGGTTACATGGACTGTTCCTTCTCTTCCTTCTAATGCGATAGTCATAAACGTTAAATTCACGGGAATCTTTAACTGTTCTTATACCTATGCCAATGCAGTTAGATTTACGGTCAATGGTGGAGATGTTTATAAAAAAACAGCAAGTAAAACTATTGATCTTGGCACAGACTTAAATGGGGCTATAGAGTGTGAAGCTTGGGGGTCATCGTGGGCTTCCGTTGGTAATGTATGGCTTACTGACGGGCTTGTTACTATCACTTATAGACTAGCTGAGGCTCCTATTGTGACGATTGATAGCATTGATAAATATCGAATATCTAGGATACTAGGAATAAATGAGTGTATCTGCAGATTTCATTGTGACATTGATGTATCTGAATGGGAAGCTCGTGCTACTCGTGAAGGCGAAGCATCAGGGAGAGGAATAGGATTGCTGGTTGAAAGTGGCACTGATCTAAAAACAGGCAGCACAGGAGTAGTAAGTGTGTTGGACACAGAATTGTCTAAGGGTGATGGTGACTATCTCATAAGGATCTATGCAAAGTCTAGTGATGGAGTGTGGTCAGGATGAGTAGAGGATGGTTCACCCTTTATCTTTATTCAGGGCCAGATGAAGCACAATCCACTGAAGTAGATATAGAAGTCTCTCATACCGTTGACGTGGATATTAGCAAGTATACACATGCTAATGCTTCAATAGATGCTGATCATGGGAATATCAATATAGCTGCACAAACTGCATTAGATGCTGAAATTGAAGTAAGTAATATAATGCATATAGATATTGGAAAGGTTTCGCCTTTTGAAGGAGATGAATAAATGAATTGCAATAAGCGTGATATAGATGTGATTGAAGGAACTACACATCTTATCAGATTTTCGTGCTCGTCTGATGGCGAGCCTTTTAATTTCAATGAATATAAGGCGCTTCTTGTTATTATCGATGGTGATGAGATAAGAAGAAAAGAAACAACCATAAAGGATAATGTCATCACTGCACGAATAGATCCTACAGATACACTAGGCAGAAGTAGAAACGAGCTTTCTTATGAATGCCGTGCTTTTTCAAGTGCAGGAGATGTATTTCATATATCTTTAGGAGATATCAATGTAATCAAGGCAAAAGCGCCTATTATAAGATATGAGGAGGATTAGAAGTGAAAATATTTATTTCGCAACCTATGAAAGATTTGTCTGAAGAAGAAATCAGATACAACAGAGAAAAGGCTATCAAAAAAATCAAAAATCTCTATGGTGATGATGCTGAAATTGTTGATAGTTTTATCGATGGAGAAGGTACTCCATTATGGTACCTTGGAAAATCTATTGAATTATTATCAACTGCCGATGTTGCTTACTTTTTAAAGGGATGGAACAAAGCAAGAGGGTGCAGAATCGAATATATGTGTGCGTCAAATTATGGTATTGGTGCATACTTTGAGGAGGAATAATTATGGGAAAAACTGCAAATACTATTTTAGATATCGCAAGAGGGTGGCTAGGCTGCAAGGAATCTAACGGCTCTCATAGAAAGATTATTGATTTATACAATAATCATAAACCTTTAGCACGTGGCTATAAGGTCAAGTACAGTGACAGCTGGTGTGCCACATTTGTATCCGCTTGTTCAATTAAGGCAGGCTACACTGAAATTATTCCGACTGAATGCTCATGCAATCAGATGATTAATGGATTCAAGAAAATCGGTAGATGGTGCGAAGATGATGCTCATGTACCATCTCCAGGAGACATTATCTTTTACGATTGGCAAGATAATGGTGTTGGAGATAATAAAGGATCTTCAGACCATGTCGGAATTGTAGAAAAAGTGGAAGGTAACACGATTACTGTCATTGAAGGTAATAAGAATGATGCAGTGGCTAGAAGAGCAATCAAAGTCAATGGTAAATACATCAGAGGGTATGGCTTACCTAAATATGATGCAAATGCGACTAATATTTCAACTACACCATCTAAGCCACAGACAAATACATCTAACGCTTTAGGCACTTATGTGATTACTGCTAGTGACTTAAAGGTCCGTACAGGACCAGGAATGAAATACAGAGTCAAGACACATAACGAATTAACTAAGGATGCTAAAGCCCACGATTATGATAAAGACGGATGTATTAATTACGGAACTCGTGTCACGGTTTCTAAATTTGATGGCGATTGGGCAAAGATTCCAAGTGGATGGGTTGCTAAAAGATATTTGAAAAAAGTCTAAACTACACAACAATTTAGATAGTTAAAAAGACCAGGGCTATTTGCTCTGGTCCTTTTTTGCTTTCTCAATATCATCTCTTATAAGTTTTTTAATGTAACCCATTTTAGATTCGACATGATCAAGTTTTTCTAGAATGTCTGCATCTGTTTTTTTATTGAATGCAAGATTGACACATTTCGTCATCTTCTTAGCATAGTTTGCGCTAGCTTTCTTCTGCGCTTCAGTTGACACGGTTATACCTCCCTTAGAATAATTTTGAAATCAAGAATACTAATACTGCAATAAGCCCAATCAATTCGATAGCTTTTAAAATTAATTTTTCCATTGTTTTCTTTGAAAAGTGGTTTTATAATGGTAATGGGAAGAGAGGACAAGCCTCTCAACCTACTTAGTTGAATAGTTTGATTAGAATCAAAACCCAACCAATCAAGGAAATGATTTTAATCACTAGCGCTTCGAATAGGTCCAATATTCGAAGCATTTTTTTTAACTTCTTTTCCACTTTCCTTACCTCCTTTCTTGATTATAGTATATCATAAAATTATACATATGTCAATGTATATTGATATATTTATGAGAATATTATATAAAAAATATCAGTAAACAATGATAGTTTTTGCGTTTTAATTATGTTGTTTCTAACACTCAAAATGAGCGTTAGAACTTATCAAAAAAATAAAAAAAGGCTTATTAAGCCATAAAATTAGAATCATAAGTGAGCGTTAAATAATTGTTAGAAGGAGCGTTATAAATATATGATGCGCCACTATGTAGGTACTAAACTAGTAACGAATCAGTAACAAGGGGCAAAAAGTCTAGGAAACAAGCCAATTTTAACATCATATATAAATGTTTCATAATAAATATAACCCCTTTCATTGGATGATAAGTTAATTATATCTATTATTTAAGAAAAATTTAAGGTGAAAGTACACAAATAATACACTTTTCTTTGTTAAGATAGTGCAAATAGATTAAGGAGTGGTGGATATGAATGAATTAAAAGGCCTCTCACAACAAGAGGTACAAGAAAGAATAGAACAAGGACAAGTGAATTATACAGGTCAGTCTATTTCTAAAACAAAAAAAGAAATTGTGAAGCAGCATACACTTACATATTTCAACTTTCTAAATATATTTTTAGCTGTTTTGATTGTGATTTCAGGACAGCTGCAGAACTTAACTTTTATTGGAGTTATGGTAGCTAATACAATATTAGGTATCATTCAGGAATTCAAGGTTAAGAAAACTATTGATAAGCTAAGTGTTGTGACTGTAGAGAAAGTAAAAACATTACGTGATGGGACTTTGATAGATGTTCCTGTAGAAGAACTTGTTATGGATGATATTATTTTCTTGCAGGCTGGTAATCAGATTGGCACAGATTGCCAGGTTGTAGAAAATCATGCATTAGAAATCAATGAATCTCTTTTGACTGGAGAATCAGTGCCTGTTAAAAAGAAGGAGAACGATGAAATATATGCAGGAACCTTCGTTGTGGCAGGAAGTGGTTATGCAAAAGTAATTCG